TGCCAAGTGCTGTGTTGGCGTCTCCCGACATGCGTGTTCCCTCCACTTTGTATTTAATGCCCCCCCTAGTGAGTCCCTTGTTGTGTTTCTGCATTGATAGTAGCCATCCCAGCCTCTTCGCTCCTGGCAAGCAACGTGTGTAGAACTCATGTTCCAGGTCGAGAAGCTCTGTGTGCACGTGTGCATCCCATGCTGTTGCATCCAACAACACGGCCACTGGGTCGCTCATCTGGTCCCACTTCCGCTTCAATATGCGTGCTCGCTGTGTCTGATTTAGACACTTAGCTACATTCCTAGTGTCACTCTTTCCGTATTGCATTCGTTTGTAAAACTCGTGCTCGATGCTCTTTAGCCCTGATGCCATTAGTGCTAGGTTGTATTCCGGGCTGCGGTATTGAACCGCACGCCCAGCCTTTCCAGCCCGCATCTTCTTGATGTCAATCTTCTCTGCCTTAAGCATCATTTTGACTAGCGCATCCTTAGTAGTGACATCCCTCTCACGCAACCTTTTCATCGCGCGCCAGTAGCGCGCTCGCTTAGCGGGTGGCATACGCTTGATGACATCTTCGTATGACCAGGTCCTTATCTTGTCCAGCCGCATGCGCTCCAACATCCGGAACATCTCTGCCCTCATCTCATCAATGCCTGTGAATGTAACAGTCACAGCTGGATCATCTGTGAGATGCCGGTTGTGGAGAGCAACCACTTCGTTGCACGTGCAATTGTCATGGTCATTGACCAGAAATGCCGCCTCATATTCTACCATCTTTGCAGGTAAGTCAACTATTGCATGGGTCCCCCTAGCATTACGGTGACAAATGCCATCACGCGGTAGGGTGATCCGGGCTACACGCCGCTGACAAACAGCTTGATTAATCCCCACATCATAAAGATACCTTTCCTGTTTCAGTGGTTCTAGTGGGACGTGTAGTTGACATTGGCCCGGAACCACGCGGTGGCTCCCCTATGGCGTCGCCGACGGTGCCACCACTGGCACCCGCCGACGAACTGTACCGAAGAACGCCTGAATCTCAACG